GCGCTCGCCGCGCCGCGCCGCGACGCCGCCGACGCCGAGGTCACCCGCCGCCAGGAGGCCCTCGACGGCCTGGAGGCGGAGCAGGCCCGCGAGGACGAGGTGGCCGCGCTCCAGGCCCGTGCGGTCCCGGCCTCCAACCGGGCCCCGGCCTACGACCGGGTGCACCGAGTCGGCCAGGACGAACGCACCTACCGGGAAGACACCGACCGGCGTGGAGCCGGGTTCGAGCGGGACGTGGCCGCCGCGTTCCTCGGCGACTACGACGCCCAGGCCCGTCTCGCCCGGCACATGCAGGAGGAGCGCGTCGAGCGCGGCGACCAGCTCCGGACGCCGGGCCAGACCGAGCAGCGTGCGGTCGGCACGGGCGCGTTCACGGGCCTCGTCGTGCCGCAGTACCTGACCGACATGTACGCCCCGGCCACTGCCGCGATGCGCCCGTTCGCGGACGTCTGCCGCCCGCACGACCTGCCCGCGCAGGGCATGACGGTCAACCTGTCGCGCATCACCACCTCCACCTCCGTCGACAACCAGGCGTCGGAGAACGCGAACGTCACCGAGCAGGACATCGACGACACGCTCCTGACGATCCCCGTGCAGACGGCGGCGGGCCAGCAGACCATGTCGCGGCAGTCTATCGAGCGGGGTGCCGGTACCGAGGCGATCGTCCTGGACGACCTCTTCCGCCGGTACCACACCAACCTCGACGGCAAGCTCCTGAACCAGGCGTCGACCGGTCTGACGAACGTGGCCACCACCGTCGCCTACACCGACGGCACGCCCACCGCGGCCGAGCTGTACCCGAAGGTCGTCGAGGGCCTGTCCGGTATCGAGGGCGCGATGCTCGACATGGCGTCCGGCGACAACATCGCCGTCATGCACTCCCGGCGCTGGTACTGGATGCAGAACGCCATGGGCTCCACCTGGCCGCTCATCACCCAGCCTGGCGTCATCGCCCAGACCCTCGGCGCGAACTACGCCGAGACGTACGGGCGCGGTGTGCGCGGGGTCCTGCCCAACGGGACGCCGGTCATCGTGGACAACAACATCGCGACGAACCTGGGTGCGGGCACCAACGAGGACGAGATCTACCTCGTGGACCGGCAGGAGTGCCACCTGTGGGAGGACCCGGACGCCCCGATGTACATCCGGGCTGAGCAGACCAAGGCCGCGAGCCTCGGCGTCCTGCTCGTGGTCTACGGCTACTACGCCTACACCCACGCCCGCTACGCGCACTCCCGGAAGATCGCCGGTACGGGTCTGGTGGCCCCGGCGTTCACCGGCGTCTGATCCCTGCTCCGGGCGGGACCGTCACGGCTCCGGCGATCCCGCCCGGTTCATCCTTCGATCTCCCTGGAGGGAACCATGAACGAACCGCAGACCGAGGACCCGATGGTCGCTGCCCTGCTGCGCGAGCGTGCGGGCTACGTCGGCCGCAAGGGCAAGGAGGACCGCGTCGCCGCGGTCGACGAGCAGCTGGCGCTGCGCGGCTACTCGCCCGACGGCGAGCGGGTCGCCGCAGCCCCGGACGCCGACGCGGACACCGAGTTGCGCAGTACGCCGCCCAAGGGACGCCAGGCGCGCGCGGTCGACAAGGCGTGACGTGGCCAACGAGTACGTCACCCTGGAGGAACTGAAAGGGCAGTTCCCCATCGAGTCAGACGACGCCACCCGGGACGCCGCGCTGAACCGGGCGCGTGCGTCGGCCTCGCGGGGCATCGACCGTGTCACCGGGCGCCGCTTCTGGCTTGATGCGGACCCGGTGCAGCGGGTGTTCAACACGCGCGGCCGGATCGTCCGGGAGAGTGACGGGGACCTGTTCCTCGTCGACGACATCGGCAGCACCGCGGGGATCGTCGTCGAGACAGGCTCGGGCACGTCGTGGACAGTCGTCACCGGCTACGAGACCAGCCCGGACAACGCCCTCGCCGACGGGCGGCCGATCACCGGTCTGCTGCGGGTGCTCGGCTCCTGGGGCAGCAGCACGACCCGCCTGCGGGTAACTGCCCGGTTCGGCTGGCCGTCCATCCCGGACGACATCCGCGAGGCCGCCCTGATCCAGGCCACCCGGCTCTACAAGCGCAAGGACTCCCCCGAGGGCATCATCGGCTCCGCCGAGTGGGGAGTGCGCAACCTCAGCCGCCGGGACCCGGACGTCTGGAACCTGATCGAGCCGTACATCATCCCCGGGTTCTGAAGGAGTCCCCATGCAGATCTCCGCTGTGCGTAAGGCGATTGCCGAGGCAGCCCGCGCGGTCGTCCTTCCGGACGGCGTGCCGAAGCTCACCTGCTCCAGCTATGTTCCGGACGCCGCGAACGCCCCCCACTTCTTCGTCGCCGAGTGGGAGCAGGATTTCGACAAGGCGATGGGGAGGGGACTGGACGAAGTCGTCTTCACAACCCGCGTGCTTGTTGCACGTGGGGATGACGAGTCGTCGCAGCGCATCCTGGACTCGATGCTGTCGGGCTCCGGCCCCGCCTCCCTCAAGGCTGCGATCGAGGCCGCGCGCGGAGGGCCCGGCGAGTTCGCGCTCGGGGGCCTTGCCCACGACCTCCAGGTGCAACGCGTGCAGGGATACCGCTGGTACGAGCACGCCGGCGCCACCTATGTCGGCGCCGAGCTGATGATCAAGGTGATCGGAGAGGGGGCCTGATGCTGATCCGCATGCTGGTCCAGATGCCTGAGGGTGCCGCCCGCAACGGCCAGCGCTGGCCCGCCGAGGGCGAGACCGCTGACCTTCCGACGGCGGAGGCCGCGCACCTCGTCGCCTCCGGGATCGCCGAGGAGGCCGCAGTCGAGGACGACGTCCAGGTCCCGGCCGAGCCGCGCGCCCGCCGCCGCAAGCCGGCCGACCCGGAGGGAGACCCGACGTGAGCAAGACGATCCTGTTGAACGTCCGCTGCTTCGCGGGCGGCGTCGACCTCACCAGCGCCTCCAACAAGATCGAGCTGTCGTCCGAGGTCGAGGACAAGGACGCGACGAACTACGGCAGTCAGGGGTGGAAGGAAGTCCTCGGCGGCCTCGGGTCCGCCGAACTGTCCGGCGAGGGCCAGTGGGAGGCGGGCGACCCGTCCAAGGTCGATGACGCGTCCTGGGCGCACGTGGGCTCGGTCGTCCCCTGGTCGGTCAGCGCCAACAACGGTGCGGCCGTCGGGGATCTGGCGTACTTCATGACGGCGCTGCGCTCGGACTACACGCTCGGTGACGCGGTCGGCGAGGTCGCCCCCTGGTCCGGCACCGGCAAGAGCAGCTCGCCCCTGGTGCGCGGGCAGTTCGCGCACGCTCCCGGCGTCGCTCGTACCGCGACTGGCACGGGTACCGGGCTCCAGCTCGGCGCCGTTCCCGCCGGCCGCCGCCTGCACGCCGCGCTCCATGTCCTCTCGGCGGCCGGGACGACCCCGTCGCTCACCGTCCGCGTCGAGTCGGCCGTCGACAACACGTTCTCGGCGCCGACCACCCGCCTCACGTTCAACGCGGCGACGGCCGTAGGCGGTCAGATCCTGCGTACCGACGGGAGTGCGATCACGGATACGTGGTGGCGGCTCGCGTGGACGATCACCGGCACCACGCCGTCGTTCCTGTTCGTCGGCACCCTCGGCATCGGCCGATAGCCCACTCCTCCCCACCATCCTGCCCGGCCCGCTCCAGGGCCGTCCTCACGCCCTGGAAAGGGGCCCTGTCATGCCCAAGATGGTCCTGCTCGCCCAGTACCTCAGCATCAACGGAACCGTCCTGAACACCTTCACCAAGAAGGCCGAACTGTCGGTCGAGGTCGAGGATAAGGACATCACCAACTACAGCTCCGCCGGGTGGAAGGAAGTCCTCGGCGGCCTCAAGAGCGCAGAGCTGGCGTGCGAGTTCCTCCAGGACTTCGCCGTCACGCAGCTCGACGCGACCATGTGGCCTCTGCTGGGCACGGTCGTCCCCTTCGAAGTGAGGCCCGACCAGGGGGCCGTCAGCACCACCAACCCGAAGTACACCGGGAACATCCTGATCAAGGGCTGGAACCCCATCGAGGGCAGCGTCGGCGACGAAGCCACCGTCGGCGTGTCCTTCCCGACGTCGGGAGCGGTGACGAGGGCGACGACCTGATGGCCGGCGGCCCGCCGTTCGCGCTCGGGGTCGAAACCCATGAGGGCCTGGCCGCACTCACCCGCGCGATCCGCGCCGAGGAGGACGGCAAGCAGCTCCGCAAGGAGCTGGCCCGCGACATGCGGGAGGCGCTCAAGCCGGCCGCCGCTGAGGCGAAGTCGTCGGTCATGTCGATCGCGTCGGCGGGCCTGCCCGCCGCCCCCGCCCTGAGGTCGTCCGTCGCGAAGAAAATCCGCCCGGAAGTGAAGCTGGGCGGGCGCTGGTCCGGGGCCCGCGTGAAGGCGTTCAAGACGAAGAACGTGCGCGGCTTCCCCAACGCCCCCAAGCGCCTCAACCGCGCGGGGGGCTGGCGGCATCCGGTGTTCGGGAACCGTGAGGTGTGGGTGCAGCAGCACGGCAAGGTCGACTGGTTCGACCGCAGCTTCGAGGGCCGTGAGGGCCAGTACAAGGCGGCCGTGGAGGCCGCGATGGAGAGCATGGCTCGCCGCATCGCCGCGCGGGCCGGATAGGAGTCACGGATGTTCCTGGTCTACAAGCCTGAGGGGCAGGCGGAGCCGAGTCGCTGGAAGTACGACCCCCGCAAGATCATGAGCGTCGAGCGGGAGTGGATCGAGCGGCGCACCGAGCGCAACTGGTCGGAGTTCACGAAGGACGTCCTCCAGGGCAACAGCCTGTGCCGTCGCGCGCTGCTGTTCGTCTTCCTCAAGCGCGAGCACCCCACGGTGAAGTGGGACGACGTGGACTTCGCGTGGGACGAGCTGGAGCTGGAGTACAGCAAGGGCGAACTGATCCAGATCCGGGCGTCCGTCTCCGAGTCGGCGACCGGCGAGGAGCGGGAGTCGGTCCTCGCCAAGCTCGACGAGGAGATCGGCACGGCGTACGACGACCCGGCGGACGAGGGAAAAGCCCAGCTGCCCGTCGCAGGCTGACCCGCCTCGGGGATGCCGCGCACCTGCTCGGGATGCGCCCACGCGACTGGGACACCTGCACGGTCGAGGAGGCCGACGCACTCCTGGACTGGATCGACGCCTACCAGGCGGCGCAGGAGAAGGCCACTGAAGAACTGAAGAGATAGGGGCCGACGCCCCCGCCTGGAGAAGGGGGTGGCGTCGGTGTCGGACACGTCGCTGGTCTTCAACTTGGTCGCGAGGGACAGGACCGCGCAGGGCCTGTCGAGCGCGCGGGAGCGTTTCGACAAGGCGGCCACAGCAATCGGCGCCACTGCGGGTGTCGCGCTCGGCGCGAGCCTGATGCAGAGCCTGAGCGTCGACCAGGCCAACAGCAAGCTCGCTGCCCAGCTCGGCCTCACCCAGGCCGAGTCGGAGCGCATCGGGTCGGTGGCGGGCACCCTGTACGCGAACGCGTACGGCGACTCGATGGAGCAGGTCAACACGGCCGTCGGGTCGGTCATGTCGTCCATCAAGGGCATGGCGGGCGCCTCCAGCGCCGACCTGGAAGGTGTCACCCAGAAGGCGCTGAACTTCGCGAGCACCTTCGATGTCGAGGTCGACCGGGCGGTGCAGTCGGTCGGCACGCTCATCAACTCCGGCCTCGCGACGGACGCGACGCAGGCGTTCGACCTGATCACCACCGCCTCGCAGAAGGTGCCCGCGTCCCTGCGTGAGAACGTCCTCGACGCGTCGGACGAGTACGCCCAGTTCTTCCGCACCCTCGGCTACGACGGACAGTCCGCGTTCTCGGTTCTCGTCCAGGCGTCCGCGAAGGGCCAGTTCGGGATCGACAAAGCCGGGGACGCGATCAAGGAGTTCACACTCCGGTCGACGGACATGTCCACGTCCTCCCAGGCCGCGTACAAGACGATCGGGCTGGACGCGCACGCGATGGCGAACGCCATCCTCACGGGCGGCACCTCAGCGCAGGGCGCCACCCGGAAGATCATCGACGGCCTCCTCGGCATCAAGGACCCCGCGAAGCAGGCGAACACCGCCATCGCGCTGTTCGGTACGCCGCTGGAGGACATGAACGTCCAGGACATCCCCGCCTTCCTCACCAGTCTGAAGGGCGCGGGCGGGGCGATGGACGGCTTCGCGGGCGCCTCCAAGCGGTCGGGGGACGCGCTGCGGGACAACGCGGGGACGGCGCTCGAGGAGTTCAAGCGCAAGGCCATGAGCCAGCTCACCGAAGTGACCGGCGGGTTCGTCCAGTTCGCCATGGACAACCAGGGCGTCTTCGAACCGCTCGCCTACACCCTGGCAGGGCTCGCCGGGACGGTCCTGCTCGTCAAGGCCGCGATGGTCACCTACTCGGCGGTCTCCTCCGTCGTCGCGGGGGCACACGCCGTAATGACGGCCTCGACGTGGCGCGTCATCGGCGGCTGGCTGCGAATGAGCATGGTCGGCCTCGGCGTGTACGCAAGGATCGCGGCCGGAGCAGTCGTGTCGGGGGTGACGACCGCCGCCGCGTGGACCGGGTCGGCGCTCGTCTCAATCGGCACCTGGATCATGGCCATGCTCCGGGCCGGCGCTACCGCAGCTCTCCAGTTCACGATGATGGCTGCGCGGGCGGTCATCTGGGCCGCCACGATGGCCGCCCAGTGGCTGATCGCGATGGGCCCCATCGGCTGGATCACCGCCGCCGTGATCGCGATCGTGGCGCTGGTCATCGCGAACTGGGACACGATCAAGAAGGCCACGCTGGCGGCCTGGTCGTGGATCGTCGGGAAGCTCGTGTGGGCCAAGGACTTCATGGTCCGGGCGTTCATGAACTGGACGCTCATCGGGCTGATCATCAAGCACTGGGACAGCATCAAGTCGGCGACCGTGACGCGGGCGATGGCGCTGGTGGCGTGGGTGCGGGGACTGCCCGGCCGGATCAGCGGCGCCCTCGGCAACCTCGGCTCCCTGCTCGTGGGCAAGGGCAAGGCAGTTGTTCAGGGCCTGTGGTCCGGGATCTCCAGCATGGGCGGCTGGATCTCGTCGAAGATCCTCGGCTGGGCGAAGAGCGTGATTCCCGGGCCAGTTGCCAAGGCCCTCGGCATCGCGAGCCCGTCGAAGGTGACGACCGCTCAGGGCCGGTGGATCGCGCGCGGCCTGGTCGACGGTCTCACCGGCTCGGCCAAGCAGGTCAGCGCGGCGTCCACCAAACTCGCGGACATCGTGCGGGACGCCCTCGCGCCGGGGAAGAAGCGGTCGAAGGCGCTCGGCACGGTCAACGCCGGCACCTCGCAACTCGCGCGCCTCGCGAACCAGGAAGCCTCCCTCGCGACCCGCCTGAAGACCGCGTCGACCCGGCTGGCGGACCTGATCAAGGAACGCGACAAGTTGGCCGCGGACGTGAAGAAGGGAGTGTTGGACGCGGCGAACATCACCCAGAACAGCGAGGGCGGGGTCACCACTGCCGACACCATCCTCAGTGGCTTGCAGAACAAGCTGGCCGCCGCGGCGTCGTTCGCGGCGAACCTGTCGAAGCTTCGCGCGAAGGGTGTCCGCTCCGACCTCATCGCGCAGATCGCGCAGGCCGGGGTCGAGGGCGGCACCGCCACGGCGGCGGCGCTCGCCATGGCGGACAAGGGAACGATCGCCCAGATCAACTCGACGCAAGGGCAGCTCGTCAACGCGGCGACGTCCGCTGGGGCGGTCGCCGGGGACGCGATGTACGGGGCGGGGATCGACGCGGCCAACGGCCTGATCAAGGGCCTCAAGGCGAAGCAGGCGGCGATCGACGCCCAGATGCTCTCCATCGCCCGCTCGATGTCCGCCTCGATCAAGAAGGCCCTCGGGATCCGGTCGCCGTCGAAGCTGTTCGCGGACGAGGTCGGGCAGTACATCCCGCCCGGCGTGGTGGCCGGCATGGAGCGCACGACGCCTCAGCTCGACACCGCGCTGCGCACCCTCGTCCAGCCCCAGCTCGCCGCACCCCAACGCCCTCTGACGGCACCCGGGATGGCGCCGGTCCTGGGCGCCGGCGCGGCGGGCGGCACCACCCGCGTCGTCATCGACGTACGCGGCGCCGACGAGGACCTGAAGAAGCTGTTCCGCAAGCTCGTCCGGACCGACGGGCGCGGCTCGGCGCAGACCCTGCTTGGCGGCCGAGGCTGAGAAAGGAGACGCCGTGACGTTCCCGGTGGCTGTGCTGGACGTGCGGATCGATCTGCTGGTGGGCGGGGTGTGGCAGGACGTCACCGCCGACGTCTACACCCGCAACCCGATGTCGATCACGCGCGGGCGCCCCGACGAGGGCGCCCGCACCGACCCCGGGAAACTGTCCCTCACCTTCAACAATGGCCGCTCCAAGGCCAACCCGGCCGTCACCGGCCGCTACAGCTCGGGCAACCCGAACTCGGACCTGTTCGGGAAGATCGGCCGCAACACCCCCGTCCGCGTCCACGTGCCCGCCGCTATCGCGCACCTGGCGCTCGACGGCGACCCGACCGGGTACATGTCCACCCCGCACGCCGCCGCCCTCAACATCACGGGCGACATCGACGTGCGGGTCGAGTTCGACGCCGACATGACCGACACCGCCCGCAACCAAGTCCTCATCGGCAAGTGGAACTCCACCGCCACTGAGCGGGCCTGGTCCATCCGCTACTACCTGGGGTCCATCGAGCTCAGCTGGCGAGACGCCGGCGGCGCGACCGCCGGCTCGTTCATCAGCGCGGGACTGTACGGGGGCGGCGCACTGCGGGTCACGCTGGACGTCGACGACGGCGCCGGCGGCTGCGTCATCCGCTTCTACCAGGCCGCCACCCTCGACGGCCCGTGGACCCTGATCGCAGTGAACACCGCGACGGTCACCACCAGCATCCAGTCGACGTCCACCAGCGACCTGCGGATCGGAGTCAGCGACCCCACCACCACACCGCCCCGGGTACCGGTCACCGGGACCGTAACCCGCGCCCAGGTCCGCTCCGGGATCGACGGGACCATCGTCGCCGACCTCGACGTCCGCGCCCTGGCCGACGGGGCGAGCGGCGTCACCGACAGCGTCGGCCGGGTATGGACCGTCAACGGCAGCGCCCGCATCCGTAAGCGGGCGGACCGGATCACCGCCGAGATCTCCTCCTGGCCGCCCCGCTGGGACGTCTCCGGAAAGGACCGGTGGGTGTCCGTCGAGGCCGCCGGGGTCCTGCGCCGCTACGGCCGCCCCGGCTCGCCCCTCGACTCCACCCTGCGCCGCCGCATCCCGAGCGGAAACCCGCTCGCCTACTGGCCGATGGAGGAGGGCGCCCTCGCGACGCAGGCGTACAGCCCCATCACCGGCGTCACCCCTATGCGCGTGACCGGGATGACGTTCGCCTCTGCGGACACGCTGCCCGGATCGTCGGCGCTGCCGGTCCTCGGACAGTCGGCAACCCTCCAGGCCACCGTGCCCTCCAGCAGCGCGACCGGCTGGCACGTCGAGATGGTGTACAAGCTGGACACACTGCCCGCCACGCTCCAGCAGATCGCCCGCGTCCGCGTCACCGGCGCCGGCATGGCCTCCGCCGTCGCCCTCGCCTCCTCCAGCGGCATCCGCATCGAGATCCGCGACGCCGACGACGCCGTCACCGCCGGGTTCACCTTCACCGACGCGTCCGCCATCGCCGCGTTCGCCGGAGTCTGGAACCGCCTCCAGATCTACACCAGCGTCAGCGGCGGCTCGACCTTCGTTCATGCGGCCTGGCGGCGCACCGACGGCGCCGCCCCCTACTGGTTCGCCCAGACCGTCTACACCGGAGTCCCCGGCCGCCCCACCCAGATCACCGGCTCCTGGGGGTCGGCGTTCCAGGGCATGGCGCTCGGGCACCTCGCCGTGTGGACCGGCGTCGCCGCCAGCCTCACCAGCCCCTACCGCCCCGCGATCACCACCTACGAGTCCGCCGACGACGGGTTCGCGGGCGAGGTCGCCGGGCGCCGCATGGTGCGCCTGGCGGGCGAGGAGAACATCCCGCTCAGCGTCCGGGGGATCGTCGCCGAGCAGGAGGAGATGGGCGCCCAGCGCCCGCTCCAGATGCTGGAGGTCCTGGAGCAGGGCGCCGACACCGACGGCGGCATCCTCATGGAGCACCGGGGCCGTCTCGCGCTGCGGTACCGGGGCCGGGGCACCCTCTACAACCAGGCCCCGGCCGTGACCTTGCGCTACAGCACGGGCCGGGAGATCGCGCCGCCGCTGGAGCCGCTGACCGACGACGCGGACACCACCAACGACGTCACCGTGCAGCGCATCGACGGCAGCTCGGCGCGCGTCGTCCAGGAAACCGGGCCCCTCTCGGTCACGGCGATCGGCCGCTACGACACCAGCGTCCAGCTGTCCATGGCCACCGACGACCAGGCCGCGCCGATCGCGGGCTGGCGCCTGTACCTCGGCACACAGGACGCCCCCCGCTACCCGGTCGTGCACGTCGACCTGGCCGCCGCCCCACACCTCATCCCCCAGGTGCTCGGCATCGACCAGGGCGACGTCATCCGCCTGACCGGCCTGCCCGCCGACCTACCGCCGGGCGACGTCGACCTCATCGTCCAGGGCTACAGCGAGACCTTCGATCAGTACGCGTGGGACGTGTACTTCACGTGCACGCCGGCCGCGCCCTGGTCGTCGGTCGGCGCGCTGGCGGTCGACGAGAACTTCGAGGACACCACCTTCGAAGTCACGATCACGGGCGGCGGCAACCTGCCATGGCTGCGGACCAACGCGCAGGCGCACACCGGGTCCTGGTCGCTCAGGTCCGGGGCGATCACCCACAACCAGACCTCGGACGCCATCGTGGCCGTCCCGGCCGGGATGACGGAGATGCGCGTCTGGTACTGGACGTCGTCCGAGACGGCTGGCGCCGGGTTCCTCGGCGACCGGCTGATCGTGCTGGTCGACGGGGTGCAGGTCCTCACCGCGCAGGGCACCACCCCGTGGACCCAGGCGATCCTCGACGTCACCGGCAAAAGCACCGTGACCTTCCGCTACGCCAAGGACAACAGCACGTCCACCGGATCGGACATGGTCGCGATCGACAACCTCAGCTTCACCGGACCGCCGTGCCGCATCGACACCGACGGCAGCACCCTCGCCGCCGGCGTCACCGCGACCGCGACCACCCTGTCCGTCGCCGGACCCCTGTGGATCACCAGCGCCGCCTACCCGCAGGAGTTCCCGATCGACGTCCGCCTCGGCGGCGAGGTCGTGCGGGTCACCGCCATCAGCGGCGCCTCCAGCCCCCAGACGTGGACGGTCGTCCGCAGCATCAACGGCATCGTCAAAGCCCAGGCGGCGGGCGAGGCCGTGAGTCTGGCCGCTCCCGCGTACGTCGCCCTGTAGGAGGCACCCATGCCCTGGCTCCCCGGGATGCGGATCACCGCCGACCGCATCAACGTCTACTCCGCCCAGGCCGAGGACACCACCACCGGCCGCACCACCGCCTCCACCACCTACACCGACGCGTCCGGCGGCGCCTTCAGCGCATCCGTCGTCGTCCCCCTGTCGGGCGTGGTCATGGTGTCCATCAGATCCACCCAGCGCAACAGCAGCGGCTCCACCAACACCGTCACCTCGTGGCAGGGCGTAGGCACCATCTCCGGCACGGTCTACAGCCCGAACGACAACGCCGCGCTGATCTGGTCCGGCAGCGGCACCGCCAACCTCAGCCTTTCCTTGCGCTACCGGCTGTCCGGGCTCGTCCCCGGCGAAACCCTCACCGTCACCACCAAACACCGCGTGTCCGGCGCCAGCACCGCGACGTTCGACCACCGGTCCATCCAACTCGAAGGCGCACCCGCCTGACCCCGGGCCTGAAGCGCTACCCGCATGGGTCGCTGCCCCACGCAGATCCACGGCCCCGCGCTGGGGCCTGACAGAGGGACGGCCTGTCCCCCTGTGCAATCCCGCCCCGCGCCACCCTGCCGCGGGGCTTCGTCATGAGGAGGCACCCTTGCCTGAGCTGTGGATGCCGGGTGCGACCCGGCTGGACATAGGCGACCACGCCCCGACCGACGGAGGCCCGGCGAAGGCGGTCGGCCACATCACCTGGGACCGCAACGCGTCGGCTGCGAAGCCGCTGCCGCTGGTGCCGTACGAGACGCTGGTCTCCTACTTCGGCCGGAACCCCGCGGGGAAGAAGGTGCCGCCGCACATCTTGTGGGACCCGTTCGTCGGCCGGTTCACCCAGTTCGTCCCGGCGAACTCCCGCTCCAAGAGCCTCGCGGATGCGCCCGGCGGTACGCGGACGAACCGCGCGGGCTCGGTCGTGATCCAGATCGAGGCGCTCTTCTTCCCCTACTGCGTCGTCGACGGGAAGACGTACGCGCGCCTGGTCGACACCCCATGCGCGGGGTGGCCGGAGTTGCTGGCGTGGGTCCGGTCGTGGGGTGTCCCGGACGTGTGGCCCATGGGACGGCCGACGTCGTTCGCGTCGAACCGGTCGGCATCCACCTGGGCGAAGAGCGGCGGCTGGTACGGGCATTCGCAGGTCCCCGAGAATGACCACCAGGACCCCGGCTCGTGGCCCGCGTTCACGACGGGCATCCCGCCGTTCCCCGGCCGCCAGTACTTCGTGCTCGGCGCGCACAACGACTACGCGCTCCAGCTCCAGCAGTGGCTGGCCAGGGGCGGGTGGGGTCCGGCGTACAAGGTCGGCCCGTCCCGGACGATGACGCAGCTCGACCTCGACAAGGTCGCCGCACTCCAGCGGCACTACCTGTCCGCGCTCGGCCCCGCCGACGGCCTGACCGGACCCAAGACCTGGCAGTACGCCTACGAGGTCGCCAACGGCCTCAGAAAGAAGTGAGGACTCCATGAGCAACGAGATCAACCTCCCGGACGTGGACACGGTCGTGAAGACCGCAGCGTCGTACGCGCGGGACCTGGCGGAGCGGACAGCGGCGACGTTCGTCGTCGCGGCCGGGGGTGTGGCGGTCGCGGCCGGGCCCGCCGACATGTTCCACGCCTCGTTCTGGCAGACGATGGGCGCGGCCGGGATCGCGGCAGCCGGGTCGCTCCTGAAGGGGATGCTGGCGCGCGCGTTCGGGACGAAGAACTCGGCGTCGCTCGCCAAGGGCGTCTGACCCTGCCCCGTGTGCGCGTCGGGGAGGAGGCACGGTGGACGCGGCCATGGTAACGGCGATCGGCGCGCTGATCGCAGGGCCCGTGGCCGCCGCAGCCGCCATGTACGGCAACCGAGGCGCGAACCGGGCAGCCCGGGAGGGCACCGCAGTGACGGGATTCAACAGCCTGACGAACGAACTCCAGGAAGAGCGCGCCGAGCTGAAGAAGGAGATCGCCACCGTGCGCGCCGAACTCGCGGCGGAACGGTTGGAGACGGCGCGCTTGCGGCTGCTGGTGACTCAGCTCGGGGGGACGCCATGACGCGTACCGAGTTGGTGCTGTACCAGAACCGTAGGCTGCTGTGGATGGTGGCGGTGCTGCTGATCCTGGGGGGCGGGGTGGCGTTGTCGCTGCTGCTGATCCACCGGGAGACGGAGGCGCGGCAGGAGCTGTCGCGGGAGGCGGACCTGCGGGGGACGGCGGTGGCGACGCTCGCGGGGGATGTGCGGGCGCTGCGCGAGCAAGTCAAGGCGGCAGGGCAGACGCCGGTGGCGCCGGATCCGACGAAGGCTGTGGATGATCTGCCTGCGCGGGCGGAGGTGCCGGTGCCGATTCCGGGGCCGCGCGGTCCGGCGGGAAGTCCTGGTCCGTCGGGTCCTCCGGGTCCGTCGGGGTCGCCGGGCCGTACGGGTGAGGCTGGCGTGGATGGGACCGCGGGGTCGGCGGGTGAACCCGGGGCGGCCGGCGCAACAGGTCCGCCGGGTCCGGCCGGGGAGCAGGGCCCGCAGGGGGCAGCCGGTCCAGCTGGCCCTCAGGGTCCGGCTGGTCCTGTGGGTGAGCGGGGGCCTGCGGGTCCTGCCTGTCCGGACGGCTACTCGCTCCAGGCTCCTGCGTATGATCCGGGCGCGCTGGTCTGCCGTCGGGATGGGGCGCCGGAGCCGTCGCCTGATCCGTCGGACGGGCGCCCGCAGGTGGCCCTCGATCCGCTCCGCCGCCAGTACTGAGCATGGCCCTCCCCTCCGGGGGAGGGCCGCTTTCGCGCGTTCAGGCGGCCCAGCCAGTGGTCAGCCTGACCAGTGGTGGACCCCGTATCCAGGAGCACGACGGTTTGCGTCCATCATCCCGACGGACGCAAAGGGTCCGGACCAATCCGGACCCTTGCGGAAGACATCTTGTCCCCCATAAAGAGTGCGCTGGCCTGAGGTTGCCGACAGCAGCAAGATCATGGAGGGGGTTCGGTCGGGGCGAAACCCTTCAGCTCGACGCGGGCGGCTGCCCGTACACGGCCACCCACCGGTCACCGCGCATCACGATGTCGGCCGTCTCGACCGCGCGGCCGGTGGCCTGGTCGTAGTACGTCCGCTCGACCGCCAGGACGGGCCCCGGCGGCGTCATCCCGAGCGCCTGCGCCTCCTGCCGGGTCGCCGTACGGGCACGCACCCTCTCCACGGGGTCGCCGACCTCGATGGAGATGACCCGCATCCGGGCGGCAACGCCGACGCCGGCGTACGGGCCGACCTCGGGCAGCGCGATCAGCGACGTGCCAGTGAGGTCAAGGGGCTCCCACGACTCGGCAAGCTGCACGGGCTGTTCGTCGGCGAGGTACACGTACGAGGTGCGCATCACCGCAGCCCCCGGCTCGATGCCCAGGCGGACGGCGACCGTGTCGGTGGCGGCTGCGGTGGAGGATTCGTGCCGCCACGTCCCCACCGCGCCCTGCTCGGCGACACCTTCCGCGAACGGGGAATCCTCGGAACGGCGGCGGTGACGGCGGACGAGCAGTTCGGGGGTGTCGGTGCCACGGACGTAGTGACCGGCCCCGTGCCGGGAGACGACGAGGCCCTCATCGACGAGGAGCTTGTACGCGGCCGTCGCGATGCTGTTGCTGCCGCCGTACTGGGCGGAGATCTCGGCGACGGAGGGGAGGCGGGCGCCGGGTGACAGTTCGCCGGATTCGATGCGGGCTCGGAGGTCGTCGGCGACTTGCAGGTACCGGGGCGTTTCGGCCGTCACTCTACGCCTCCCTTCTCTGTGACTTGCGTGACACAGTAGCCACCCTCCCGCTACTCTCGCACGAGAGTCATTCTCTCGCATGAGAGTGAGGGTCCGTCGTGCCCGTCAGCCTGCGCGTAGCAGCTTTACGCACTGCCCTTGAGCGCGCCACCGACCAGCCCGCGCGCCTGCTCGCCACCCCGCACGGCACACGCGTGTACGTCACCGCCCCCGCCGACCCGGACGCCTGGGAACGCACCATCACCGCCCTCAACTCGGCGGACGGCTGGGGCAGCACGGACTCATCCGGCCGGACCGAGGTCTGGGCGCAGATCGACGACGAGGTGATCGAGTGAACCAGCAGGGCATCTACGGCTTCTGTGCCTGGCACAAGGCGTACGCCTACGGCGTGCGGGTGATCAGCCTCGTCAGGAAAGGCCGGGGTGTCACGTTCGTCCTGTACGCGTGCGGGAGCTGCCGGGACCTGTACGGCCTGACACCGCAGGCGGACCGGCCATGATCTCCGAAGACGACCTGGAGTATCTGTCCTCAGCATGCGCGGTCGCCACCCGGTTCGGGCCAGTGTCCGGACATCGCGACTGCCGCCTCCTCAAGGACATCCCGATGCCTCACTCCAAGGGGCGGATCGTCCTGATACCCCGCTGCCGCTGCACATGCCACACCACCGAAAACCCTGAGGGAGACAACCCCGTGGAGACCGAGACCACTTCACCGACCACCCCCGTCCACACCTGCGCCGAATGCGAGCAGTACGCCAAGGCCGCGAGGGAGGCGACCGCACGCGGCGACCACTCGGCGGCCATCGACAACCGCGTCCGCATCGCCACCCACGACACCGGCCACAACGGCACCCCCTGACCCCCGCGCTCTCCCGTGACGGCGGCGGCGCCGGGCGGTAGAGCGTGGACCCCGCCCGCCCCGCCCCCGTGTAGCCCTGAGGGCGGGCGGGATCTTGCGGCCCCGGCCAGTTACCCCACTGGCCGGGGCCGCTCCACGTCTGACATCTGAGAGCGCGGCGAGTCAACTCCCGCCAGCACGTCAGGCCGAGGGGTGTAGTAGAGGCGGTACCGTCATGATCGCCCACACTTCGGCCGAGCAACGGCCGAGCTAACGATCTTCAGGGACGACGAAAGCCCCTCCAGCAAGAGGGGCTTGATGCTGCCTCGCAGATGAGAACGTTTCTGCGTCAAGTCGAAAAGGTGGGGCGGGTGGGACTCGAAC